TTCAGCAACGGTCAAATACTCTTCCTGCTGGAGATCTTTATTGAACTCCGAATACACCGTCGGGAGCTGACGGAATGCGCCAACCCAAGGAAGTGTGTCGCCAGGGGCGGCAGAGAAGAAGAAATTTGCAACACCATTGGTTACGGTACCTGCAGTACCACCAGTTGTAACAGTTTCAGAAGCAATTGTCGGAAGGTAATTTGACACATAGATATCAAAACCAAATAGGTTAAACCTGAACTTAAATCCAGTCATAGCGCCTTCTTTAATGACGTTTTCCCACATTGGCATGGGGGAGAGTAGATTTACCAAGTTAGCCTGGGTTTGAATAGTATATGCAACAGAGGGGTCAACAATCGCACACAGATTCACCAGTGGAACATTAGCCTTTGTAAGAGCATAGTGTGCACGTGCGAAGTCTGGATATGCGAGAGCTGAACCAGCTCCAGTACCTACCCAACGATGATCGGCAAGGTTAATTATGTTTGCATTGCCAGCGGTCTGACCGCCATTTGCCTTTGCAAGAATGTCCGTTTCTACGGCTTCCATCAATGCACGATGTTGACGCGGAATAAACGCGGCAATAACATCGGCTGCATAGAAAGAATCACGCTTGAACTTTTCGGAGATTGCATTAGCTGAATACTTATAACGATCAAAAGCAAAGGTAAAATTACCTGTGTCCATAGCGTTATACTTGATAGCCTGACCTTCTGTAAAGTCAGCAGTAATAGCTTCACCAATCGACGGAATGTTAAGTGTAACACCATCTGGGAAGTCGGAGATAATACGAACAAACTTCATGGCATTCAGTTCATCGAGGAGCAATTCCTTAATGTGGCGTGACCACAGGTTTGTCCTCAAAAGAAACTGAGTATTGGCATCCATAAAGCCTGCCATTTTAAGTCTCCTTAATAGTTAATTCGAAAATCTTTGTCAAAACGATTAAAGTCACCAGTTTCAAAGGCTGCGCCTAAGGCTAGTGCATCTTTATGCATTTGGACGTTTGTTTCACGAGAATAGTATTTCTTAGGTTCTTTTACCTTCAAGTCTTGATACCATGCCCAATCTCGTACTTCAGTCTTTGGTTTAAACTGGTCTGTTCTAACTTGAGAACGAGGGGGTGCGAATGGGTCGCGGGATGGAGTCATCTGAGGATCTAGATCCAAAAGTCTTGTTAGAGCCTTAGGATTATTACGAGCCATCAGATTGAACTGATCAGCAGAAAGATCAACCTCTGCCATTCTCGATTGAAGCTGATCGTGGTATTCTTTACCAAGAGTTGCTTCTAGTTTTGTTTTAACAAACTGAACATTGTCTGCTTCTCGCTTAGCCTGCTCACGCTGGCTCATACGAGAATCAATCAAATCTTCAATCTGTTTGGGATCTATGGGAGACTTTGTTTCTGGGACGATAGGTTTGTTGTCCACTGTAACAGGTTTCTGGGTGTTCATTTTGTCAATTAGTTCCTGCAAACCAGCCTTAGCCACTTGCTCTTCATGTAGTTTTAAATAATCTCCTCTCAGTTGGTCCATCTGAGATTCAAGTGTTAGTATATAATTATCGGAGATGTACTTGCCTTTAGCAAGTTCTTCAGCCGTTTTAAACTTCTTCCCTTCACCTACAAGATTCTCTAAATAGTTATCTTGTGGAAGGTTCAGTAGGTCGTCGGTCATGGCCTATAAATTCTCTCAATTCTAATGCGAAGTAAATAAATCCTATGAGAAAGGTCCTATCTTCGTAGGTTAATGTATCGTTAGTGATTAGTTTCTTTTGTATTGTTAATGCTTCTGGCTTCATTGTGAAGCTATTGTTCCTTTAGGGGAAGCACTAGCAGCAGGTTGACGCTGTAAGTTCATGGCATTAGACTGAGGAGGAGGAGGTGGTCCACCTGCATTGTCAAAGTCATATCCTTGTCCCGTAGCTGTCTGACTGGCTGCATGTACTTGTTCTTCTATTGCATTCATAAACTTCTGACCTTCACCTTGCTCTGCTATAGCAACGAAGGGCATAACTACTTGATAGTCTTCCAAATTAAATACCTTTTCTAATATCTTCGCTAGTTTAACACCAGAGAAATGAGGTTGTACTGAGGGCCATAGGTTACTACCAGTAAGGGCGGTTAAGTTCTGTATTAAGTCTGCCTGTTCTGCGAAATGCCTGGCAGCTATTGGTTTAATCCGTCCAATACCAGTAATATCATCTATGGTTAAGTTTTGGAACGTTACGATCTTTAGTTCGTTATCAAATACAGGTATCGTAGTTGCCCCGACAAGATTACGTTGGGCAAGTTCCAACATTGCGTTGAACAAATGTTCTTCGAAATGTTCTTCAAATTGTTTAATTTTATTGTTATAAATGCGAGCTGATGCATTCTCAAGTCGCTGTACTTCATATTTTGTCTTTTCACCAGGTGAGCGAAAGCCCATAGCTTCCCTGGGTGCCCCAGCCATCTCTTCCATGAGGCGCTCAAGATTTTGTATCTCAAGGTTGGCTTGTAGAGCATTGACATCAGGGACAACCATCTCAACGTCTCCCTCATCTCCGACAAATATCTTTTCTCCCGGACGCCAAGTAAAGTCTTCAACAAATCCTTTTACCTTCTGAACTGGATATGTGATGAGATCAAAGACATCTGCCTTCATGTTCTCCACATGATCCATTCGATATTGCATACCCACTAGATTATCTAGAGGTCCCATTCCCCAAAGATTGTCTTGTTTCTTTCTCCACGGAACATGGAATATAGGAGGATAACCAAAGAAAGAGGGATTAGGCTTATTATTGATGAGCTTATGACGATCAATAACAGTGATGACACGGTTCTTCTCGAATGTATCGTTTATATAGTCGTAGTAGTCACCATAGAAGGTGAGGATTTCAACGAAGTCCGACATGAGGTATTGACGGAAGGATGTAAAGCCATCCATTTGATACAAGTGGTCTCGCTGTATCCAGTCGCCTTGGAAAGAGCGTGCATGAAATCGGATATTCTTGAGGTAGTCATAAAGCCGTTCATATTCCTCTCTGTTCTCATCATTAGACATACGTTCTAAAAGTTCTCTCAACTCACCCATAGAAATGATAGAACGGACTATCTTAGGTGAAGATAAGAAATTTTCAGCAGTAGGATTAAATACAATATCAAGAGGGGAGATACGGCGAACCATGGGTCCTACGTATCCAGCTTGTGTTTTATCGCCCGTAATCGGGACCCTCTGATCTATCCACTCTACAGTAGCAAAACAATTGCCAAAGTCTATGTAATCCATGATAATCTTGTCCATCTCATGTTTAAACATAGGTTGGGAGATTACCCAATTCATATAGTTCGTAATCGCATCTCGCTTAAGAGTTGAATTGCTATCGTATTCATTTGCTTCCCAGATAAGCCATTTACGCTGGGGGAAGAGTGTTGCGGTGTAATTAGAGTATAAGTTGTCCCTAATTTGACATAGTTTAGGGACAGTCGTCTTATTTTTCCAGGGGAGTTGGTTATTTGTAGTTTGCGTAGTGTCAGTGGCATAGACATATCTTCGGACCTCTTCCCAGTCATTCTTTTTTGTAATACGTAAAGTATCCCACTCGATAAATCTCTCGGTGAGACGCGTAGCCAGAAGATCTGGTTCTATTACATTATGAAGTTCTAATACTCGTCCCGTCATTCTTTAATATTTCATTTACTGTTTCTTGTACATGGTATGTATAACCATTAACTTTAACTATAGTTCCACCGTCTACGTGTGGAATAATATCACTTATCTTTTCTCTATCGACATCAATAATCATACTATTGTGGTAAGAAGTAAGTTTCAAAGAGTTCCTCCAAACTTCCCATGGAATTGAAATTCTTGTGTATCTAATCTTCGTAAGCTTCTAAATAGAGAAGTAGGAGGTACGCAGAAATCAACACAAGAGGCGAGAGCATCTTTACAGTCGTCATGAGAAGGATTGACAAATATCAATTCTTCTTCAAGTACCTGACAGTTTCCACCGAGATAATGCCATATTTGTCTATTGGCATATTTAGGCTCCAAGACTGCCAATATTCTTTCTTCCTTACTACCCGTCCATCGACTAGGTCTATATTCTTCGACTGCAAGAGAAAGGCCATTTTTTCTTATATAGTTATCCCTTAAATCTCGTACTATAACTACTTGTGCGGAAGACACTTCAGCTCGTATCTTATAGAATCCCCACTTCTCGTACAGTTTGAGTATTCTGCTATAGTATTCCGAGGGTTTATCAGTCCTAAAACGTTCAATATCAAGTATATAGTAGTTATGGCTCCCATCGCAACCAACCACAGCAATGGCAGTATAATCGGACTTGCGATTAGTAGTATAAGCGAAGTCAACCGCTGCGAAGACATTGAGTCTTTCATTCTTGAAATACCATCTACCGTCCTTAGCAACTAACCAGATTGGATCGTAGTATTGGAACTGGTCTCTTTTGATGGGGGCCGAATCGATGTCGTGCGGATCGTTATAATATTGAGCCCGGAAGTGTACTTTATTAAGGTACTGTGCTCTTTTTTCAGCAAGTATCTTGGAATCAAATCCGTACCATCTTCCGTTCTTTGCTTGTTGTCTTGGCCAGAGGAACTGTCCAGTTCCGTCGCCCATCGTTTCGACGGGATATTCTTTAGTTTCAAATAGTGGTTCAGAACGGGCCACATTACCCAACTCATCGTAATCAGAAATCTCCATTGCCTGTAGGTCGGCGTATAAATCTAATGGATGGTAGCGAGTACCTACTACCCACTCCCTTGCACCTACTGTTTCAATAGAAGAAAGAAGTGAATACTGATCTTTTACTTTTGTTCGTCCTTCTTCTGTGTAGGCGTTGGCTTGAACAACCACGTCATCAAGTACAGCAATATCACAATGCATACCCACGATATTGCTAGTAAGCCCAGCTGTAAAGATGCTTGGATCGCGTACATAGTGTTCCCTCCTTGCTGGGTGATCTACTGATATTTCCTTCTCAGTCCATTTCTCACGTTTAGCTTCTTCTTGGAAGACCATATCGGGCCATAAAGCTCGATAGTTATCGCATGTAAGAATATCCTTAATAAACTTAAGTTGCTTTATCGCTAGGTTCGATGTAGACGAAATGTACAGTATCCGGAGGGTCGGGTCCCGCGTAAGCTCCCAAGCTACCCGAAGGCCAATCAAAGAGGACTTCATGTGATCCCTCGGTAACAGTACCAATTGATATTTGTGTGCTTCTACTCTCGTCCACCATGATATTAATTCTCTATGTATATTTCCCAACAACCGTTGTGGTTGTACTATTTCGATAAACTTAATAAAGTCTGCTTCAGCTTCTAGACGATGTACATCTCTAGCTTCCTGAAGTTTAGACTTCTTTATGGTACGCTTGGTCGACTTTACCATTTCTATTAATTACAGAGTCTAATTTCTCTTCTAATCTACCTTTAGCTATAGAAGCTACTCTAACTTCGTTAACTAACTCATCTTTCATACTATTAGTTTGATTATGTACTATTGTTATTGAATAAGAATTATGAATAAGAATCAGAAGAGAAAGAACAGATAAAAGAATCTGAGTTAATTCATAATTAGACATAACATTAAAGTGAATAACCCCAGACATTGAGAGCGGTTGCAGTCGCTCCTGCTCCTGGAGCTGAGAAAGAAATATTTATTGCTCCGATATTAGGTCCTGCACCACTGGCAATACCATTCTGAGGTAATAGACTATATATTGGAGGATCTAGATTTATAACCATCGGTGCTTGCATAGTTCCTGGAGCTACAGCACCGATAGGATAATTAAAAGAACCTATAGTTACTGCGCCAGCTGCATTAAAATATGAAACAGTACCTTGGACTACTGTAGCAGCAGTAGCACTTGTACTCTGATAACTAAATCCTGATAGATAAATAGTTTTACCTACGGTTCCTGATGTATTCGATATAGTTGCTGTAATAGCTGCACCAGTAGTACTTGATGCATTAGCTGTTATAACTACAGCTCCTTGAGGGATATTAAACCCTGACATTATTTTCCTCTTCCGACAGCTTGACTGCCTTTATGTTTACTATTCCAAATCTTAGCGGCTTTAGGATTACCGTATTTACGTTTAAGTTTAAGATATCCTTTGGGCATTCTTAACTGCTTCTCTCAAAGACTCGCCAGCTTTGTCGTGGCAATCTATTGCCTTCTTTACTGCTTCACGAGCAGCGTCTATTGCGTCTGCAGTAGCTATAACTGCAATAGCAGCTTTCACTACAGACTCAGTCACTTCTTATGTTTCTTTTCATAGTTCTGCATAAACTTCAAAGCCCATTGAAGATTGTCTAAATCAGTTTCAATCATTTCTGATTAGCCTTGTTGCCTTTACCAAAGTGAGAAGAATCATCAATCATCTTCTTGGCGGGCTTAATCATAGGTTTCTCACCACCGCCCATTGGACGAGGGCGATTATCAATAGGATGATTAGCTACATCCTGAATATCACTACGTTTAGCCATTAGATGGTCATTGGATAGACCATGCTGGGGATATTTAGGGTCCATGCCTTGCATAGACTCTGAATAGAGTTGATTACCCTTAGTATCTTTAGGTGACATTATTGTCATGCTGTCCTCCCGAACGACATATCTTGTGTCG